ATTCGCCATTATTGATGCAGAACTGTCATGAATGAGAAGCTGCCTTGCCGATCACAAATTCTGACGCGCCGACGCGGGAAATGCCGTTTGCGCTTTGCGGTTTTCGCCCCCGATTTCAAGCTCCGAGAGCAGCATATCTGCCGAATGACAGACGCATGAAGCGAAGCGACCAAAGGACCGGACCGGTCCAGCCTGCTTCCGCAAAGTTGAAAGAAGGCGCGGCTGGCTGTTGAAACAGCGCACTTGCACCTATCGGTTTTCGCCGCGCCTTGCACTTGCGCCCCAATCGCAAGCTGCCTGCGGCACAACCTGCCAGTGCCGCCGCTTACAACCGCGCCGCCTGTCAGGCCTCATCCTCGAACCCGTCCGGCGTTGCGGGTGGTTTCCAGAAATCGCGCAGCGCATGGGCATATTCGGTCAGCCGGGTTTCGACATTGGCGTTGACGGTGCCATCCTCGAAAGCACCGGTGCCGGTCCGTTGTCCGGCGGGCAGGCCGGTCAGCACCTCGATTGCCTCATCGATATGTGAAATTGCGTGGATGCGGAACTGCCCCTTGGTCACCGCCTCGATGACATCGGCGCGCAGCATCAGGTTGCGGGCATTGCGGCGCGGGATCAGCACGCCTTGCTGGCCGGTCAGACCGGCAGCGCGGCAACAATCAAAGAACCCCTCAATCTTTTCGTTCACCCCGCCGATCGGCTGCACCTCGCCCATCTGGTTGATTGATCCCGTCACCGCGTAGGATTGCGAAATCGGGATGCCGGACAGCGCCGACAACAGCGCGCAAAGCTCGGCAACCGAGGCACTGTCGCCTTCCACCCCGCTGTAGGTCTGCTCGAACACCAGACTTGCCCACAAGGACAGCGGCACGTCGGCGGCATAATGCGTGGCAAGATAAGAGGACAGGATCAGCATACCCTTGGAATGGATCGGCCCGCCCAGCTTTACCTCGCGCTCGATGTCGATCACCTTGCCGCTGCCCATCCGCACCCGTGCCGTGATGCGGACCGGCAAGCCAAAGCTGAACAACCCGCTGCTGACCACCGTCAGCCCGTTGACCTGCCCCACCTGCGCCCCCGAGGTCGAGATGATCAGCGTTCCTTCCGCGATCATTTCTTGCAGACGGTCGCGCACGCGGTCGGTGCGATGTTCGGCAACGGCGCGGGCGGCGGTGATCTGGCCCGCGTCGATCACAGCCTTGCCCGCAAGTGCCGTCATATGGTCGGCCTCGCGCAGCAGATCCCACAGCGCCCCGATCCGCAGCGACATGCGGCCCTTATCCTCGGCGGTGCGGGTCGCAACATCGACAAGGGCCGCAACCCCGTCGCGGCTGACCGGCCGCAGCGCCTCACGCTGGCACGCCCCGGCGACCATCCGCGCAAACAGCCCGACCGCTTCGGCGCTGCGTGGCATGTCAGGATCGAAATCGGCCCCCAGCTTGAACAGCCGACCGAAATCGGGATCATGCATCATCAGCAGCAGGTGGATCATCGCATCGCCGACCAGAACCACCCGCACCTGTAACGGGATCGGCTCGGGTTCAAGCGAGGTGGTCGAGATCAGGCTCAACATCTCGCCAGCGGAGCTGATACGGATCGCCCGCATCTCAAGACTGCGTTTCAGTGCCTCCCAGGCCAAAGGCTCTGTCAGCACCCGCATCGCATCCAGAATCAGAAAGCCGCCATTGGCCCGATGCAGAGCGCCGGGGCGGATCAGCGTGAAATCGGTGACCAGCGCACCCATCGTCGAGATATGATCCACCTTGCCGATCAGGTTTGACAGCGAGGGCAAAGGCTCGACCACAATCGGCGCGCCCGAGGCGGTTGCAGGGTCATGCGACACCAGCACATTCACCCCATAGCGGTGGAACGGCGGCTGGTCATGCACATGAGCATGCGCCACCGGAAACGGCCCTTCCTGCCGCCCGTTGCCTTCGCGCAGGAACAACTCGGCATTTTCGATCAGATCGGCCCGCAGCGCGATCAGATGGGTTCTGACCGTTTCGATGCCGCCAAAAGCCTCATCAATCGGGGCCAGTGCGTCATCCACCGCCTGCTCGGCCATTTCGGCATTCAAGGACGCCACGGCGCTGCGATGCTCTTTTTCCAGCTTCGGGATCGAACGGAGGTATTTCTCCAGCTCTTTCTCGGTCATGGCAACGCCCGCCTCGATGGCCTTGCGTTCGGCATCGGGCAGGGTGGCAAAGTCATCGGCCTTGATCACCTCGCCATTTCGCACGCCGGCGATGGCAAAGCCCATCGGGGTCCGCAGGATGGTCACATTGCGGTCGCGTGACTTCTCCAGCAGCTTTTCAAACCCCGCCTGTTTGCGGGTTGCCAGCCTTTGTTCGATGGTGCCGCGGCGGCCCTGATACTGTTCAGACTCGAACATCGCCGGAATGTCATTGGCCAGATCATCCACCATCGCCTGCAGCGCCTTTTGCAGCGGAGGTGCGGTTCCGGGGGGCATTGCAATGGCTTTGGGACGGTCGGGGTTGGCAAAATCATTGACATAAACCCAGTCCTGTGGCGTCGGACGCTGCGCTGCTTCTGCCGCCAACAACCGCTGCACCGCCGAGTGTCGGCCCGTCCCATCCGGTCCCAGCACGAACAGGTTGAAATCGGCATGGCCGATGCTGGCCGAAAGCCGGATCGCCCCCAGCGCCCGCTCTTGGCCGATCAGGTCAGGGAGCGGTTCCAGCGTCGAGGTGTCCTCGAACGCCAGCAAAGCCGGGTCACAGCAGATATGCAAGTCGTCCGGCGTCAAGGCCGTGGCGGGTGCTGCCTCTGTGTCTGTATCCTGTTGCGAACTGCGTGCCATTGCGGATGCCCCTGCTGCCTGCCAACACCTTTGTGCCAGAATGGGAATCTACCACAAACCGCGTGTATTTCCCTCTGCCAGCTTAGGGCCATAACGGTTTCGGCAACCTTGACCTTTTTCAACCCGCATTGCTGGTAGTTCGCTCCGGTTTGCACTTCGGTCAGAGGTTATCCCGCACTCGATTGGCTAAAGGGAACAGCTTTGGTATTGTGGCAAACGGATCGGCGAACCCATTCCAGGTTGCGGCATAGGTGAAGTCTGAAAGGATATTGTTGGCCTGACGCAGATCCCGGTTCTCGCGTTCCAAAGCCTTCATGCGCTCGGCCCTCTCGCTCTGGAGACGCCCGCTTGCTTGCCACTATTCACCCCCGCCTTCTTGCCCTGGTCATTCAAGGTCTGCGGCGCATAGCCGATCTTCGTCGAGATCGCCTGCCAACGCGACATATGCTTGCCCGCATTGTCGTGGATCAATCGCATGGGCCCTTCGCGTATTTCAGGCGAAAATTTGCCCGTTGTCTTGCTCATCATGCTCCATCCTAATCAGGAGTTGGACCCTCCGGAAAACATGGAGACTGAGGTGATACCCGAAGCGCTGAAAGAACCTTATCCCGATCTGGTCCCGGTTTATCCGCAGCTTGCAGTTGTCGTTGGTGGTGCAGTCCGATTTCTGCCCGAGCAGCGTAGCAGCAGCATCAAGGGTGTTGCAGCCCCCTGGGAAACACGCTTGGGTCAGTCTACAAGACCTGATTGAACGGTTGTCTCTTGGCGTCGACGGTAGTGGAAAGTCCTTTGAGGACCCGGAACAGAGATTGAAGCGAAATTGTTGGGCCCGGCTCGCGGATCGTACCCTTCCGGTTTCGCAAGTTGGTGTCCGCCGGACGGGCCGCAGATGGCTATCAGTACAGCCAACATCAATGGGCTTGAAGCTTCAAAATGGACCGCTAATCCTGTTGAACGCTGTCGGCTGCGGTCATGGCGTGTTTTTGATCCTGCCTCATCCTTATCCTCCTGATCTTGCACACGGTTTTGGCCCGTTTTTTGACCTATTATTGATCCGCGGGGGAGAACGCAAAAGGCATGCGTTTGCCGTAACGCATATCGTTGATCTGGCTGTATAACTTAGGCTGTGGAGGCAGGATTTGAACTGGTCTTGTCACGTATTTGTGCCGCCCCCAGTGCTCGTTTAGGCCACTTGGCGCTCGAAGGCCAAGGGGCTTTTACCTCCCAAATCTGAATGTCGACGGCGCGGGTTATAGAAGCCGTTGATATATTGGAAGATGGCGGTTTCGGCCTGTCGACGCGTTTCCCAAGATCTGCGCCAGATCAGTTCGGCCTTGATGGTCTTGAAGAAGGTCTCGACGGCGGCGTTGACATAGCAATTGCCTTTGCCGCTCATTGACGCCTTGAACCCACGCTCTCGCAGGATTTTCTGGTAATCATGCGAACAATATTGACTGCCCCTGTCGCTATGGAAGATGCAGCCCTTGGGCGGTGCTCGCAAGGCAATGGCCATCCTTAGCGCTCGGATCGCCAAGTCACGCTTCATGCGGTTGCTGACGGCCCAGCCAATGACGCGCCGCGAATGCAGGTCCAGGATTACGGCCAGATACAGCCACCCCTCGCGGGTCCAGATATAACTGATATCACCGGCCCACTTCTGGTTCGGTTGATCTGCCGTGAAGTCACGATCCAGCAGGTTCGGAGCCATGTTGAACGTGTAATCGCTGTCCGTGGTCGCCTTGAATTTCCGTGTTCTTTCAACGACGATCCCGTTCTCACGCATCAACCGCCCAACACGGCGATGCCCCACATCGACGCCAACCTCCTTTAACTCTTTGGTCATCCTGGGACGACCGTAGCTGCTCAGGCTCAGGCGTGACTGTTCTTTGATGTGGGCCAGAACGACCATGTCTGTGTGCTGCCTGCGGCTGGCAGGGCGGCTGCGAAAAGCCCGCAACCCGCGCGGTCTGACGTTCATCACCTGACACAACCGATCCGTTGCAAAGCTGCCGCGATGTTCCTCGACGAACCGAAACCTCACGGTGTTGATTTTCACCCAGAACTGACCCGGGAAGGCGTATAATTTTCATTGAGATTTGACCTCCGCCTGCCCCGAAATCCACACTCAAAGCCGGGTCAGTTCTGGGTGAAAATCAACACCCCTTGTGCAGCCCGCCGTGGAAAGCACTGGTCTCAGCACCCCGCCGGGATCGCCGGTCGATGGTGCCCGCTATGTCGTCGGCCCCAGCCCTACGGGTGCCTGGGCGGGTCAGGCCTTCGCGATTGCTGCCTGGCAGGATGGGGCCTGGGCATTCTATCCCCCGGCCGAAGGGTGGTCCGTTTGGGATCGCGCGACCGATGCCGCCCTGACCTTTCTCAGCGGCGCATGGGTGCGGCAGGCCGCGCTGCCCTTTCCGGACAACCTCTTCCGCCTCGCCGACGATGCCGACCCGACGAGGCTCGCGGCCTTCGATCTTTCCGGCCTCTCCGCAGGCACGACCCGCAGCTTCACCCTGCCGAACCTCTCGGCGACCCTCGCCCATCTCGGCAACGCCGCGCAGACCTTCGCGGGGGCCACGACCTTTTCGAATGCGGCGGTGACGATCGGCACGGCGACGACGACCGCCACTTATGGCATCGGCACCGGCGGCACGACCACAGGCGTCACCAAGACGGTGAACCTCGGCACCGGCGGCGCGGCCGGATCGACGTCCGTTATCAACCTCGGCTCGACCACTGCCGGGGCGCTGGGCACGACGGTGATCAACACACCCACGGTGTCCTTCGCGACCAGCGTCACAGCGATTGGCGCAGCGGCCGCGAACCTCACAGCGCTGGGCCTTGGGCTTGGTGGCGCCTCGCCCGATGCTTCGAACCGGCTCAGCGTCAATGCCGCTGCCACGCTCCTGAACAACGCGGGCGGATCGCATGAGGCGACGATCAACAAAGCCGCGTCCGGGAATGCTGTAGGTGATAAGGGCGGGTTCACTGAACCGGCGACGATTGCAAAGCAGTTGGATCATTTCGGCCTCACGGCCGCAAAGTTCGTTGGGCAGTTTACAGTCAAAGGTAGCTAACTAGGGGAATTTCCCCCGCCATGAGGCCCTGCTTGGGCTGATCGAGGACGAGGCTGAGGGGCTTGAGGCGGCCGAATAGGCCGCCTTTCCTGCCAAGCGCGTTCGATTGCGGTTTTGGCGCAGTTTTGATCCTGCCCGGCCACTATCGCACTGATCTTGCACGGGGAATTCGTCCGTTTGTTGCCCTTGTTTTATTGACCCGCCGTATAGGCAGCAAAAAGCCCCGCGGAAGACGGGGCTTAAGGTATTGTAATTATTCAGTAACGATGGTTGCGGGGACAGGATTTGAACCTGTGACCTTCAGGTTATGAGCCGAAGCTGTTGATTTAAATGACTCTTTTGATTTCAGTAGCTTAGCAGGCAAGCCTTTGAAATGACAATTTCTTTCACCGACGCCCGCCCTTTCTCGCTGTCATTCAACGGAACAGTTCGTGCGCCAAACCGCATTCACGGGTTGACCAGGCGTTGACAAGAACAGGCGCTCTATGCTTCCAAGCGAATACAAAGATTGCTCAACCAAATTGCATCAAGTGGCTAAACCTAAGGCCCAGGCGCCTGTCGTGTTGAACAGACTAGGGCTCCTCATTGCGAGCAAATAAGCTACTAAAGTTTTCGACGCTGGGACTTTGCTGTGTGAACCAATCGATAGGCTGCAATTTCAATGTCGCGGCATTTTCCTGAATCTGCCGTGCGGATGTGGCTTCCGAAGTCACCAGATGTGCAGGTAACGTCGAATCGGTTTACCGCCATCTGCATTTCCCGAAGTGACAGCACACGAGACCGGAAGAGTTCTTCTGACAATTCAGTTAGAAACGTGAGACGGCCCACGATAGCTCCCTCTGCAACCTTGTCGCGGGGCTGGTCAGGATCCTTTGACCAATAGTCAGCGGCAAGATCCCGCACCTCAAACGTCACCCGCTCTATCGCCGCCAAGTCATCGCTGCGCTGAGCATCACGCAAGACGGAACGATCAAATAACCTTGCAAGGAGTCGATCGCCAGCTTGGGTGAGCAACGCAACGCCAGCCCCGACAAGTGCGGGTAACGCGACCTCCCAAGCCATCAATGACCACGCACACGTTCAACCCCGGGGGAGGCGCCACGCACGAAATCCTCGATCAGGAGGATGAATCGACCAAAACCAGGCTGAGTTGCAACAATGTGAAATGCAGAAAGAACTTGGTCGGGAGTGTAACCTTCGTTGCGGACCAAACCGGCGAACGCCTCATCAAGGAACGACGATGGGTACCCAGCAGCGCCGTCCAGCACGACATCCGCCTTCTTGCCCTGCTTGATGATGGGCAGTAGAAATTCTTTGCGGAACGTCGTTCCGTTACCTTTGCCGTCTTCCGGGTAGCGCCCGCCCGGGTAGGGTGTGTAGTCGCGCGCGATGTTGATACTCGTTGCCATGATTCTACTTCTTTTCGTGGGTGCCTACCGGTATTCGCCATTCAACGAGGGTACCCCCGATATGTAGCGTTTCGTCCTTCTTCTCGATGCGTCCTCCATGATGATACAGGACACTGCCGGTTCCACTCAATATACGAACGCTTGAGCCAGGCGTTGTTTCGACGGCCCTTATCACATCCTGTAAGCCTTTCCCGTGACCTCCCTGTAACGACGTGCGGTCCATCTCGATCGCTGCAGCTATCAAGTTGGAAGCATCCTTCAGACCCATCGCCAAACCACCGAGACTCTCAGCCAGCTTGGCCCGGACCTTTTCCCAGCCTGACCACTTCGGCAAAGTCGCTGGAATCCCAACACCTTGGTCGTAAACCAAGAACTTCACGCAACCCTCGACCGGGTTCCAACTGGCGGTAGCCCACCAGCCTCTAACGAGGGGCGGAAACTCATACTCATGTTCATCCGGGTAACCATGAAGCTTTGCATTGTAAGAGGCTTCCACTAACGCGCCGTAAACGGAGGGGTCTTGGTCCAAAACTTCAGCAACAGCTGTAAGTTGCTTCATTGTGGTTTGAAGCAACTCCTGGTCGAGTTGCGTACTCGAAATCATCTTAAGTACTGCGATTTCCCCCACGTACGTTTCACGCTGCATTCGACGGGGGACTTGTACTCGAAGGAGCCTGAAGAAGCCAAGTCCAGCGAGCAAATGCCGAACTCTAGGATTCCAATCGGCAATGTTTTGCACCCGAAGCCCAGGACCATGATGGACCCGCCAGCGATGAATCTCAGCACCGAGAACTAGGGCTCCTGCAAGGCTTATGCTTTGGATTGTCGATAAATCCAAGAAGATCCGTGGCCGTTTGCCTTTCGGCATCGTGATAAATACCGCCTGCTTCAATTGCCTCAAGCAACTTACGGTCTCGGTGTAGTTTTTTGAAAAACTGAATACGGCTGGCGGCGCGATCCGAGTTACCACGCGGGCACCCGCCCTACCCGATTGATCTGAGTTTCCTTTGGCCCTCACAGCCAGCAAGCGGCAGCGCCGAATTGTACCGAGCCATTGCGAGTAAGCATGACGAGCAAACCGTTGCCGTTCCGCGGGAGACATAAATTTCATGCCGCAAAAACACCTATAATTCCGCAGTCTTCTAGCTCTACTTGTCAGACGAAGGCAGAACAAGGAGGCTCGTGCCATGTGCTAAGTGCTAAGTGGTCATCGCATGCAGACCCAAGAACGATATGATGGCCATCCGAACACGTCATGCGCTGCGAATTGCGCCCTAACCAATTGATTTCTTATACAGGAATTCCCCTCCCCGCTCCAATTCCACCTTCTGCCTGTATTCCGCCCCCTGCCCCGTGGTCCGACTTGATTGTGGCGCAGGTCTACGCCTGTGTCGTCGGGCAAGGAGGCGAGAAGCATGATCAAGCGATTGAAACTTAATGAGAAAAACCTGCGTGACGCGCAGCCGAAACCTGGCGTCAGCTATCAGGTCTTTGACACCGAAGTGATCGGATTCGCCGCGCGGATTCAGGCCTCGGGCGCACGGACATTCACCATCGATTATCGCCATGCGGGGCGGCAGCGCCGGATGACCATCGGGCGCTGGCCAGAGTGGAGCGTGACGGCCGCCCGCGAACGCGCCAAGGAATTGCGCCGCGCCATCGACGAGGGGCACGATCCATTGGCGGCGAAGGAAGAGTTTCGCGAGGCCCCGCGCGTCAAGGACATGATCGACCGCTACATCCGGGAACACCTCCCGAAGCTGGCGAAAAACAACGCCGGTGACCAAACCTCAATGCTGAGAAAGATGGTCGAACCGGCCTGGGGCAACAGGCTGGTGACCGAGATCACCAAGTCCGATGTCGCGAAGTTCCTTGATTTCGTGGCAGAGGGTCGCCCCCGCCCCAACAAGGAAAAGCCCAACAACCGCGCGCGGAAACTGCAGGGGCACAAACCCACCCCGATCCGGGCAAACCGCACCGGCGAGGTGCTGCGCAAGATGTTCACGCTGGCCATGGAATGGGAATGGCGCGCCGACAATCCGGCGCAGGGGTTCCACCGGCGCATCGAGGAGGCGCGCGAACGCTTTCTTGGGCCCGACGAACTGGCCCGGATCGCCGCCGTTCTCGACAGTGCGGAAGATCAGCGCGCGGCGTCGATCATCCGCATGTGCATGTTGACCGGTGCGCGCGTGGGCGAGGTGCGGACAGCGCGGTTCGAACAGTTCAACCTCGACTATGTTGTCTGGTCCAAACCCGCCTCGACCACCAAGCAGCGCAAGATCCACCGTGTCCCGATCTCGCAGGAGGTTGTGGCCATCGTGCGCCAGCGCCAGCTGGTCGTCCCGAAGGGCAATCCATGGCTGTTCCCCGGCGAAACCGTCGGCCAGCCGGTGCGGGAAATCCGCCGGTTCTGGGCCAAGGTGCAAAAGGACGCCGATTTGCCCGATCTGCATATCCACGACCTGCGCCATACCTTTGCGTCCCTGCTGGTCAGCGGTGGCGCCTCGCTGGAAATGATCGGCAAGCTGCTGGGCCACAGCCAGATGCAAACCACGCAGCGCTACGCCCACCTGATGGATTCGCCCCTGCGGGCGGGGGTCGACACGGTGGCCAGCCTGTTGCGCCCGCGCCCACGCCTAGTGCACGACGCCGACCAAGATGATGCCGCCCTGCCAAAATCGGCCTGATCATGCGACCGGTTCCTCGCCACGCAATTTGCGCCAGAGCGGGGTCAGCCGCTTGCGGATCGTGCTTTCATCCGGCACCTCGCCTGTCCGCGAATTCTGCACGAACCAGTCCTGCACCAAGGCGATCAGCGCCGCTTGTGTCGCGGGAACACCGTTTTGATGGGCGTACCAGAACAGCCACGCATACATGCCTTCCCAATCGTAACGCGCGTTGGCGCCGATATTCGTGGCCGGTCGCCGCAACAGGTCACGCTCTTCTTCAAAGAGCTGCAACGGCCCCGCCGCCAGAAGCAGATCGGTCGACCGGATGGGCAGTCCTTCAGCCGGTTCGGTCACCTTCAGCCAGGACGTGCTGCCCGGCAGCTTGACCCGCTTCAACCTGCATTGATCATCGCTCGGCCCATACCGGCGGAACATCGGCATCAGTTCGGCAATCGGAACCTCGACCAGGCCTGCGACGATCTCGTCGCCACAGCTGACGGGCGGAATTCCCGCCAGCACCTGCAAATGTCCTGCAACGGCCCAACCCGCGACATCGGCCGCGGGGCACCCCCATCGCGCAGAAATCTCGTAGATCGAATAGAACGCGACAGGCGGCAGAGGCATTTCCATACTCCAATCAAACATGCGGCATCCGGCGGCCAAGAGCCGTCAGAAGCGGGTTACAAACCCGCAATGCCAAGCACGCGGGCGGGATTCAGTGCAGAGCATTTCGTCGTGGAAAACCGCATGTAAGCCAGCGCTCCACCTCGTTGGGTGAAGGCAACTGACGCCTGTTTTTCGATTCTTTTTTGACTGCTCGAGGCCAGATTAAGCAGCCCGAGTCTGAGTCGGCAACATCGATCCCGCGAGCTTTTGCCTGCGTGCAGCGGGTTTCTGTGGACATCTTTGAACGACGTCGGAACCCCACCGGAAACGGCTATTCCGGCCATTCCACCCCCGGCAAAATCGGCGAAACACCCCCGAACGTCGGTCAATGTCGCCTGCCATCACAGCACTTTCACTGCACCCAGCGATCAACAACGCATGCAGCCATTTCCAAGAAGCCACAAGGCGTCTGTTCCGGCCTTGCAGACACCAGCGGTGACCAAGAATCCCAATGAAACAAGGGGTGGAATTGGGGTGGAGGTTTCAATTCCACCCTCCGCCTGTATTCCGCCCCTCGCGATCTGCTTCCCTCGCCCTGCCCCCGCCAGGGGGTGTTGGGCAAAACGGAGCAGACAATGACACAACGAAAATCTGAGGCGGAGCATGAACCGCTGAACCTCCTGGCCGACTGGATCAGCCGGGAACAGTTGGCGCAGGAATTGGGCCTCACATCCGACACGCTCTCCCGTTGGGAGGCGCGGCGCATTGGGCCGCCTTGCACACGCATAGGACGAAAGACCCTTTACCGGCGCGCATCGGTCCAGGACTGGATTCGCGCCCAAGAACAGGTGCACCCGGTGCGCAAAACGCGGGGGCGGTCATGAACCTGCCCGGCTGCCGCCCGACCAACTGGCCAGCTGATCGATTGGCCGAAGCCCGCGCCGTCATCGCAGACGTCGCCCATCACAGCGATCACCTGATCCGGCTTGCCTGCAACGTTCTGGCCACCCATGGCGTCTCTGCCTCCGAACGTAGGGACGCCCGCGTCTTGCTGTGCGTGGTCGATGCGCGTCAACCGGTCCGCCAAGTCCAGCGCCGGGGTCAGCACGAGGGGTTGTCCCGATGACCCGTCGCCATACGCCCGAGGCCGATCTGCAGCGCGCCGTCGTCCAGGCACTGCGCGTCGCCCTGCCCCGCACCGCCATTATCCACCATTGCGCCAACGAAGTGACCGAAGCCGGGCCGCGCGGGGCCAAGCGTCAGGCGATCCTTGTTGGCATGGGCGTGCATGCCGGTTTTGCCGATCTGATGATCCTCTGCGATGGGTGCGTCCTGTTTCTGGAACTAAAGGCACCCAAGGGTCGATTGCGTCCGGACCAGGAGGCATTCCGCGATGCTGTGCTGGCGCAAGGCTTTGGCTGGGCGCTGGTCCGCAGTCTTGACGACGCGCTGGGCGCGCTGGCCGACCACGGCTTTGCCACGCGCATTGCGGCGCCAGCGCGGAGGTCCATGCCATGAGCCACGACGCCACCAACTGGGCAATCAAGCAGCGCGGGTTGAAGCCCACCACCAAGATCGTGCTCTGGCACCTGTGCGACAGGTTCAATCCGGATTACGGCTGCTTCCCCTCACAAGACCGGCTGGCGCATGATTGTGAGATCAGCCGATCCACGCTGAACGATCACCTCGGACAGCTTGAGGCGGGCGGTTTGTTGCGCCGGGTGCCGCGCATCGATCCTGTGACCAAGCGTCAGTTGCCGACCCGCTACATCCTGGGGTTTGAGCCAGGCTTCACGCCGGTTGATGTGGGTCCGTGTCCGGAAATCGGACGCGGGGTGATAGGCGATGCAAAGGCAACCGAAAATGTGGGCGTTTGCGGTGTGGATGCCCCTTCCCTTCCCGTGCCATGTCCGGATTTCGGACACGGGATTGAGACCGAAGCCGTGTCCGAATTTTGCCCCGAGCCGTGTCCGGAAAATGCCGAAAGCCGTGTCCGAATTCCGGACACTAACCTTGTAAGAGAACCACTAAGTAAACCAGTAAAGGAGGAGGAGGACGCGCAAGCGCGCGATGCCGATTTTGATCGGTTTTTTGCAGACCTGCTTTCGGCGCTGGGCTTCGCAGCCAACGCCCACCTCCCCGCCTGGTGGCAGGGCTGGCCAGCGCGGCTGCACGTCCAGCGTTGGATCCGAGACCTCGGGTTGTCCGAGGACCGGATCCTCGACGTCGCCACCGAAACCCGCGGCGATCATCCCAATCCCCCCGATGGACCGAAGGCGCTGGACCGGGCCATGGAACGGGCGGCCCAGCACGGTGCGATGGCCGCTGAGGGGGCCACGAAGTCGAAAACGCTCAAACGGCCGAGCAAAGCCGACCCGGCGTCCCGCCCCAGCCCCGACAATCTGGCTGCCTTCTACGCCGAACTGGTCAATTCCGACCGATACCTGCCCGTCAGCGCGATCAGCAACACCACCCGCGACGCCATGTTGGCTCGTGGCTTGGTCACGACCGAACGCCTGCGGATGCGGGGGGTGCGATGACCTTCATGCGGCCAATCAACAGTCGCGGCATCCGGCAGAAACGCGCCCTCGGCGTGCAGGCCATCCTCGAATGGGCCTTCGGCGTGGAAAAGGCGCAGCTGGAACTTCCAGAACAAGAACACAACTCCCGTGACGGGTTTGGCTTTGGCCTAGAGTATATCCTCATGCAACGCGCCGCGCTGGGCTGCAGGATCGACGGTGGCCAGCACAAGATGGGCAGTTGCACCCATCCTGACGCCGAGGTGATCGCGGCCGCCGTCGCCGGGATGCCCGACAGCCACGGCGGCAAGCGCATGGCCATCCGTGTGGCAGAACTGGCACGCGCTGGGCTGACCCCCGACTGGATGCCCGGCGTCGTGCCACGTTGCGTGCCGGTCGAGACCAAGCGCAACCAACATGGCGAGCGCGCCACTACCATCGTCGTGGGCACTGAACACGTCCTGTCGCGCGGCAAATGGCGCACCGTCGAGGTGCTGGTTTGCCCGGTCACCTTCTCCCCCCACCCGCAGCAGATCGACGCCGCACGCTGCGCTTACGACGACTGGTGGCTGGCGCTGGATTGGGTGCGGGATGGGTTGATCGCGGGCGGGATGTTGCGGGAGGTTGAGGTTGCGGCGGCGATGCCGAAGGTGCGGCCTTGGCTTGATGTGCAACTAAGAGCAATCAACAGCTAGTAAGGGCTGGTAAAGTCTGGCAGCTTCAATTTACACATTTCGAGTAGGAGCAGGTCCATGTCCGACCCTATTCTCACTTTGCCAGAGGTTGCAGTATTGTTGAAGGTTGCTGAGAAAACTGTCTACACGATGGCGCGCAACGGTCAGCTTCCCGCGTTCAAGGTGCGAGGCCAATGGCGGTTTAAGAACCTTGATATCGATAGCTGGATCGATGAACAGAAGGCATCCGTGAAAGCAAACCTCGGGAGAGGTGCTTCGGATGTCTGAGCAGTTCTTTGCAAAACCGATTCTGAATTCACCTTACGCGTACCCCGGCAGGCATTGGGAACTTGATCCGGATGGTCAGCCCACAAACCGCATACTCGAGAACAGGCGGCGCTCCGATCTCATCACACCCGTTCCCAAAACGAAAAAGCAGCGTCAGAACACGAAACAGGCGTCCCTGTTGCTCGGCGCCAATGACGAACTTTCGACATCTGATCAAGAATACAACCCCACCCCAATCATCAACGAGGTTCGGGGGTATGTCGAAACCTGGCGCAATCTGCCGAACCCCGATCAATGGCTGGTGACGCCAGAGACCGCACGACTACTGCAACACTGGCGGCACCACAAATTTGAGGGCATCCGTCCGTTCTTTTGCCAGATCGAAGCAGTGGAAACCGCGATCTGGCTGACAGAAGTTGCTCCGAAGATGGGGCCGCGCGTGGCCAAATTCTGGGCGCATATCAAAGGGGCGAACGAACAGGCGAACCCCGAACTGATGCGTTTGGCGCTGAAGCTCGCGACCGGGGCAGGAAAAACTACCGTCATGGCGATGCTGATAGCTTGGCAAACCGTCAACGCGGTGCGCCATCCAAACAGCAAGGCGTTCTCCAGCCGATTCTTGATCGTCTCCCCGGGCATCACCATTCGCGACCGGCTGCGTGTTCTGATGCCCAACGACCCGGAAAGCTACTATCGCAGCCGTGAAATCACGCCGCCCGACATGCTGCGCGACATCCAAAGCGCCAAGATCGTGATCACCAACTATCACGCATTCAAGCTGCGCGAAAAACTGGTGATCGCCAAAGGCACACGACAAGCCCTCGAGGGCTGGCGTGGCGACAAGGTCCAGACGCTTGAAACCGAAGGCGAGATGATCCAGCGCGTCATGGGCGACCTGATGGGCCAGAAGAACATCGTCGTGCTGAATGACGAAGCCCACCACTGCTATCGCGAACGGGCTAAAGATGCCGACGGAGAAACCGAAGACGATCTGAAGGGCGACGACAAAAGCGAAGCCAAGGAAAACAACGAAGCGGCCCGCATGTGGATTTCGGGCTTGGAAGCCGTCAAGCGCAAGCTAGGGATAAGCTTGGTCTACGACTTGTCCGCAACCCCGTTCTTCCTACGCGGCTCCGGTTACATCGAGGGCACGCTGTTCCCGTGGACCATGTCGGATTTCTCGCTAATGGACGCGATCGAGTGCGGCATCGTGAAGTTGCCGCGTGTGCCGGTGGCCGACAATATCCCGGGTGGCGACACGCCGAAGTTCCGCAACCTTTGGGAGCATATCGGTAAGAAGCTTCCCAAGAAGGGGCGGGTCGCTGGAAAGGCGCTCGATCCACTTAGTCTGCCCGCCGAGTTGCTGACGGCACTTGAGGCCCTTTATGGGCACTACGAAAAGACCTTCCATCTTTGGCAGGAAGAAGCGATTGGCGTCCCGCCGGTGTTCATCGTCGTTTGCAACAACACGGCAACTTCGGAGCTGATCTACAAGTATGTCTCCGGCTTTGACAGGGTAAGCGACGATGGCACCGAGACCACCTTGGAAAATGGCCGCCTTGCCCTGTTCCGGAACTATGATGAATTTGGCAACCGGATGCCGCGTCCCAACACAATCCTGATCGACAGCGCTCAGCTTGAATCGGGCGAGGCGCTGGACAAGGATTTTCGCGAGATTGCTGCAACGGAAATCGACCAGTTTAAACGCGAGATGATCGAACGTACTGGCGATATTCACGCAGGCGACAAGATCGACGAATCCACCCTACTGCGCGAAGTGATGAACACTGTCGGCAAGAAGGGCAAACTGGGCGAACAAATCCGCTGCGTGGTTTCAGTCTCGATGCTCACCGAAGGCTGGGACGCCAACACTGTGACCCACGTTCTGGGCGTCCGGGCTTTCGGGACTCAGCTTTTGTGCGAACAGGTGGTCGGCCGCGCCCTGCGCCGCCAGTCGTATGAACTGAATGACGAAGGCCTGTTCAATGTCGAATACGCCGATGTCCTTGGCATCCCCTTCGACTTCGCCGCGAAACCTGTCGTGTCACCGCCCGGCAAGCCCCGCGAAACTGTCCGCGTCCATGCTGTCAAACCCGACCGTGACGCACTGGAGATCACCTTCCCCCGCGTCGAAGGCTACCGGGTGGAGTTGCCGGATGAACGTCTTGAGGCGAACTTCGGCCCAGACCACGTGCTGGAACTGACGCCGCAACTGCTCGGCCCCTCCAGCACCACCAATCAAGGCATTATCGGCGAAGGCATCGATCTGACGTTGGCGCATCTAGAAGACATGCGCTCTTCCACGATTCTGTTCCATCTGACCAAACACCTGCTCTATGCGAAATACCGCGATCCAGGTGATGAACCCAAGATGCACCTATTCGGCCAGCTTAAGCGCGTTACCAAGCAATGGCTGGACGGCGGTTATCTGAAATGTACCGGCGGCACGTATCCGGCACAGCTGGTTTACAAAGAAATCGCCGACATGGCGGCCGAGAGGATCAAGGCTGCCATCACCGAATCCCTACAAGGAGAACGCCCGGTCAAAGCGATCCTTGACGCCTACAACTCCACCGGATCGACAGCCAACGTCAACTTCACCACCTCCAAGGAATTGCGTTGGCAGACTGCACCGAACAAATCGCACGTCAATTGGGTGGTTTGCGACAGTGATTGGGAGGCCGAATTTGCCCGCGTCGCCGAGGGACACCCGCGCGTGCTTTCCTACGTCAAGAATCAGGGGCTTGGCCTCGAAGTGCCTTACCTGAATGGCTCCACCCCACGCAAATACCTGCCCGACTTCATCGTGCAGATCGACGACGGCCACCTCACCGCCGAAGGTAAACCCGACCCGCTGAACCTGATCGTCGAGGTCAAAGGCTACCGGGGCGAGGACGCAAAGGACAAGGCCAACACCATGCGCAGCTATTGGGTGCCTGGCGTCAACAACCTTGAGAAGTTTGGGCGCTGGGCGTTCGCAGAGTTCACGGCGGTGTACGAGATGGAATTGGAATTCAAGGAACTGATCGAACAGCAATGCGACGCTGCAAAAGCCTCGATCAGTGAACAGGCAGAGCAGGCATGAAACAGGCTGCATTTAGAACGAACCCGGTAGGCCTTGAAGAACTGCTGCGCCATTGCGCCATTGGGAAAATCCAGCTTCCCGATTTCCAGCGCAGCTGGGTTTGGGATGAAGAACGGATCAAGGGGCTGGTGGCATCCATTTCGCAGGCGTTTCCCGTCGGTGCGCTAATGACGCTCGAAATGAAGTCCGGTACCGCCGAGACCTTCGCTCGCCGTCCTGTGCAAGGAGCATTGGCATCAGCTGCCGACCAGCTTCCTGACCAGCTATTGCTCGACGGCCAACAGCGTATGACCTCGCTTTACCAGACCTGCATGCGGCGCGAGGTTGTGCAGACAGTTACACCCCGCCTGAAACTGGTGGACCGTTGGTTCTACATTGACATCAGCGCAGCGCTGGACGGCGATATGGATCGCCAAAACGCAATTATCAGCATCCCTAGAGATCGCAAAGTGAAGTCGGCCTTTGGCAAGGAGGTCGACCTTGACCTCTCCTCGGCCGAACTCGAATACCAGAACCTGATGTTTCCGCTGAACCAGGTCTTTGACTGGACGGATTGGATGATGGGCTTCTGGTCATATTGGAAGGCAAAAGACGATCTCGAGAAGATAGAGGTCTTCATGACCTTCAAGACGGAAGTCCTCGAAAACTTCAAAGGCTATCAAGTTCCAGTTATTGCCCTCAGCCCAGACACATCACACGAAGCAGTTTGCCTCGTGTTCGAAAAGGTAAACACAGGGGGCAAGCCGCTGGATGCCTTCGAACTAGTTACCGCCATGTATGCTGCGAAAGGGCACCGGCTGCGCGACGATTGGCTAGGGACTGACGGCAAACTTGGGCTTCAAAACCGCCTTCAAGTTTATGGACGCGCGGCAGATCAAAAGTTCGGCGTGCTGGAGAAGGTCGCAAGCACTGACGTTCTGCAGGCAATTGCCTTAGTCCATGGCGCCAAGACCCGTGAAAAGGAAATCACAGAAGGCCGCAAGGATAGCGAATTCTCTGCCGTCCGAGCCTCGCGCCAATCCCTGCTGGACCTGCCGCTCGAAGCCTATCTCGAACACCGCCACGCCGTCGAGGAAGGATTCAAGACCGCTGCCCGCTTCCTGCGCCAGCACCACATCTACCGCGTGATCGACCTGCCCTATCAGGGCCAGCTGGTCCCCTTCGCAGCCATCCTCGCCCGCATTGGGGCGAAGTTCGACCATGCCACAGTGAAAGCCAAACTTGCCCGTTGGTATTGGTGCGGCATCTTTGGCGAGCTCTACGGCTTGGCGGTCGAGTCCCGCTTCGCTAAGGACGTACTCGAGGTTCCGACCTGGCTTGATGGCGGCCCAGAACCCACCACCATCACCGAGGGTCGTTTTCGTCCGGAACGACTGCGCACCATGCGCACCCGGTTGTCGGCCGCATACAAGGGCATCCACGCCCTACTGATGAACGAAGGCGCAATCGACTTCCGCTCGGGTCAATCCTTCACCCACACGGTATTCTTCGACGAATACGTCGATATCCACCATATCTTTCCGCAGAAATGGTGCACCGACGCCAAAATCCCGCCTGCGGTCTACGACACTATCATCAACAAGACGCCGCTGGGCCAGAAGACGAACCGCATCGTCGGTGGCGTGGCGCCCTCCCTCTACCTCGCCAAGCTGGAAAAGGGCACAGCCGACGCTCCGCCAATCGATCCAGCAACCCTCGACACCTACCTTGCCAGCCATGCCATCGATCCCTCGCACCTCCGTGCCGACCGGTTTGCCGACTTCATGGCCGACCGCGAAGACCGCCTGCTGGCCCTGATCTCGGCCGCGACCGGCCACCCTGTCGGCAGGACCGCTCCCGACCCAGAGGAAGGTCAGGACATCCCGCAAGACGACGAAGGCTTCGATCTGGCCGACACCACCACAGGAGAAGCCGCGTAATGGCCAAGAAACCCATCGAGGTCGAAACCCTCACCCACGACGCCACGCGAAAGAACATCCCGACGGCCGAGTTCGAAAGCCTGATGCGCGATCAGGACAAGACGCCGATCCAGCTGGCCTACGAACGCCGCAACCGCGACCTCGATCCGCAGCTCGTCTGGCGCGGCAAGGATGAGCAGGATTGGTCCGACCTGATCGTTCAGGCCCCGCCGCTGTACATTCAGGAAAAGGTCCACCCCAAGGTCATCATCGACGACCTGAAACGCGAAAGCGCCAACCGGGCTAAGGCGACCAAGGATGCCCCGCAGTTCGACATGTTCGCCGATTTCAACGGCCTGCCCGATGCCGAGGCCGCGACCGAGTTCTACCAGCACGATCAGCACTGGTCGAACCGGATGATCTCGGGCGACAGCCTGTCGGTGATGGCCAGCCTCGCCGAGCGGGAAGGCTTACGCGGTCAGGTGCAGTGCATCTATTTCGACCCGCCCTATGGCATCAAGTTCAACTCCAACTTCCAGTGGTCCACCACCTCGCGCGATGTGAAGGATGGCGACAAGACCCATGTGACGCGCGAACCCGAACAGGTCCGCGCCTTTCGCGACACCTGGAAGGACGGCATCCATTCCTACCTGACCTACCTGCGCGACCGTCTGACAGTGGCGCGCGATCTGCTAAGCGACAGCGGCAGCATCTTCGTGCAAATCGGCGACGAGAACGTCCACCGCGTGCGAAGCGTAATGGAAGAAGTGTTCGGCGAAGACAATTTCCAAGCGTTGATAACCTTCCAAAAATCCTCCGGGACAACAAGCGATTTCCTGCCAGTTGTCAGTGACTACCTAGTCTGGTTTTCCAAGGTCAAAGCGAAATGCAAGTTTCGTCAGCCATACATGCGAAAAGAAATTGGGGGAGTCGGTGGCGGAGAATATCGACAGTGGGTTGACGAATACGGGAGCACTGGAAAAGCTGACGATGGTGTTAAACTTCCGGAAAATCAAAAGGTCTTTCGGTTCGACAACTTGATCAGCCAAGGGGTCCGAGCCAACACCACCGTTGATTATACTTTCCAAGGGCGAGTGTCCCATCCTGGCGCGGCGATGAACTGGAAAACGACCCTTGGTGGTTTGGATCGGCTCGCGAAATGTGATCGTATTGGCCAGAGGTCCGTGTCGCTCGCCTATCGGCGCTTTCTGGACGATTTTGCGGTTGTTTCGGTTACGCACTCTTGGGGCGATACGGCCATTGCGGGACGACCAGGTGAAAAAGTCTACGTCGTTCAAACTGCCACCAAGGTCATCGAACGCTGCATCCTGATGACCACCGACCCCGGAGATCTGGTGCTTGATCCCACTTGCGGCTCCGGCACCACTGCCTATGTGGCCGAACAATGGGGACGACGCTGGATCACCATCGACACCTCTCGCGTTGCCGTAGCCTTGGCCCGCTCGCGCCTCATGGGCGCGCGCTATCCTTATTACCTCCTGGCCGACAGCAAGGAAGGCCAAGCGAAAGAAGGCGAGATCACCCGCACCCCGCCCAAATCCACCCCCACTCACGGCAGCATCCGCCAAGGCTTCGTCTATGACCGCGTGCCGCACATCACGCTGAAATCCATCGCCAACAACGCCGAAATCGACGTGATCTGGCACAGGCTTCAGCCCGGTGTGGAAGAGGCGTTGGACTACCTCAACGACCGGCTACGCGGCCACAATGTGCCGTTCAAAGTGGAAACCGGCGGCCGTGCTGGAAAGAAGATCGACTTCCGATCAGCTGAAGAAGAGAAACTCCCCTCGGGCGAGGTTGTTGCCGCGGGTCGGCTTTTGGAATGGGAAGTCCCGCGCGATGCCCCTGCCGATTGGCCGTTGATTGCACAGGAAAGCCTTGGCAAGTTCTGGCACTACCGGATCAACCGCCAGCGCGAAATCGACGCCAGCATCGCCGCCAAGGCCGAGTTCGAATACCTCTACGACAAGCCCTTCGCCGACAACACTAAAACCCGCGTCGCGGGCCCCTTCACCGTAGAAAGCTTGTCACCCCACCGCACCCTCGCCGTCGATTGGGATGACGAACTGATCGACACCTATGAGGCCGCTGAGGGCAAGCGCAAGAAGGCCGAGGCCCCGCGCGACTTCACAGATTTCGCCCATATGATCCTGGAAAACCTGAAAGCCGCGGGCGTGCAGCAGGCGCATAAGGAGGACCGGATCACCTTCACCGCCCTGACAGGCTGGCCCGGCACCTACATCAGCGCCGAGGGCACCTTCATGGAAGGCGACACCCAGCGCCGCGCCGGTGTGTTCATCGGCCCCGAATTCGGCACCGTCTCCCGCCCCGATCTGGTCGCCGCCGCGCGCGAGGCAGGCGACGCCGGTTTCGACGTGCTGATCGCCTGCGCCTTCAACTACGACGCCCATTCGTCCGAGTTCGACAAACTGGGCCGTATCCGCGTGCTGAAGGCCCGCATGAACCCCGACCTGCACATGGCCGCCGACCTGAAAGCCACCGGCGCTGGCAACCTGTTCGTGATCTTCGGCGAACCCGACATCCGCATCGCCGATGCTGGCGACGGTCTGGTGACGGTCCAGGTCTTCGGCGTGGACGTGTTCAAGCCCCAGACCGGCGAGGTGCAGACCGAGGGGACGGACGGCATCGCCCTGTGGATGCTGGACACCGACTACAACGAGGAGTCGTTCTTCGTCCGCCACGCCTATTTCCTCGGCGCCAACGACCCCTACAAGGCGCTGAAAACAACACTGAAGGCCGAGATTGACGAGGAAGCTTGGGAGAGCCTGTATTCCGACACGTCCCGGCCGTTTGCGAAACCGAAGTCGGGCAGAATCGCGGTGAAGGTGATCAACCACCTCGGGGACGAAGTGATGAAGGTGTTTGCGGTGGAGTGAGGGAATGGGACGAGGCGGTTATTTGGGTGGTTCCACAGTAGTCGGTCCGAACTCTGACTGGTTCTCAAAGCCCGAGGTAGGTCCAAGACTTTCGGTAGAGGAAAAGAAGAAGAATCAGCTTGAATGGGCCCAAAGAAACACATGGGCCAAAGCGGAGCAACTGCCTGCCGAGAAGAAGGCACAAGAGAAAGGTGAGCGCATTCGTTTGAAGCAGGCTGAGCAGGAAAATCGCAGAAAGCTAAAGGCTAAGAAGCTTCGTGAGGAAGCTGAACGGCTTAAGACCGATCCTGAATACATCGCACTCAAGGCGGAGAAGCTCCGCAAAGAGCAAGAGCGTATAGCGCGTGTCGTCGTAGTCGTTCAAAAACCAAAGAAGCGCGTTCTGCGCGATGGGGATTAGGCCAACCAATGGAATTCCGGATCGCCGACACCTTTTCCGACAGCCTCGGCCGCCTGACAGCGCAGGAACAGAAGGCGGCCAAGACCACCGCATTCGATCTACAACTGGATCCGTCGTCGCCCGGCCTATCCTTCCACAAACTTGATCGTGCAAAGGACATGAACTTCTGGTCGGTGCGTGTGAATGCTGACATCCGGATCATCGTCCACCGCACCGCCGCCAGCATCCTGCTGGTCTATATCGATCATCATGACGATGCCTACAAATGGGCTGAACGCCGCAAGATCGAACGCCACCCGACGACCGGCGCCATGCAACTGGTCGAAGTGCGCGAGCGGGTTGAAGAGGTCGATATCTTCAAGCCCAAGGAAGCACCGGTTGCTCTGGCGCCCGCCGCGAAACCAGCCGTCAAGTTGTTCGACAACCTGCGCAAATTCGAACTGATGGCCTTTGGCGTGCCCGAGGAATGGGTGAACGACGTTCGCGCGGCCACCGAGGACACGCTGTTCGACATCATCGAGCACTTGCCACAAGAGGCTCAGGAAGCCCTGTTGAAACTGGCCGTGGGCGAAAAGCCGCTTCCGCCGGAGCCAGCGCCGGTCGAAGCCGATCCGTTTGCCCATCCCGATGCCCAGCGTCGTTTCCGGGTGCTGACCAATGCCGAAGAGCTGAAGCAGGCGCTAGATTACCCTTGGGACAAATGGGCGGTGTTCCTGCATCCCGCTCAGGCCGAACTGGTCGAAAAGTCCTTCTCCGGCCCGACCCGCGTGTCGGGATCGGCAGGAACGGGCAAGACCATCGTGGCGCTGCACCGTGCAGTTCACCTGGCACGCGCAAACTCCGGCTCTACTGTGCTGCTGACCACCTTCTCTAGAGCGCTGGCCAATTCCCTTCGGGTCAAATTGGCCAGTCTGGTGGCAGGCGAGCCTTCGATTGCCGCCCGGATCGTCGTCAAAGCGATCTCGGCGGTTGGCTATGACCTCTATTCCGAGCGGTTCGGCCAACCCCAGATCGCCGCTCCCGCGATGATCCGCTCCCTGATCACCAAGGCGGCATCAGAGGTCGAAGGTCACCGCTTCTCAACCCATTTCCTTGTCGGAGAATGGGAGGATGTTGTCGACGCTTGGCAACTGCGGTCGTGGGACGAATATCGGGACGTGTCCCGCCTTGGCCGCAAGACCAGGATCGGCGGCAAGCAGCGCGAAGCCCTCTGGTCCATCTTCGAACGGGTGCGGGCGGGCCTGGTGGAACGGCGCATTGTCACCTGGTCGGACTTGTTCGGGCGATTGACGGATAGCCTCGTGGGAAAATCCGCTCGCCCCTATGATTTCGCGGTCATCGACGAGGCTCAGGATCTAGGTGTGGCTGAAGCACGGTTTTTCGCCGCAATGGCGGTAGGGCGTGGCGACGGGCTATTCTTTGCAGGCGACCTCGGGCAGCGGATCTTCCAGCAGCCATTTTCGTGGAAGGCGCTGGGCTTGGACGTGCGCGGTCGGTCCTTCACCCTGCGCATCAACTATCGCACGTCCCATCAAATCCGCCTTCATGCCGACAGGCTTCTTCCGACAACGGTCTCAGACGTCGACGGAAATGCGGAGGGACGGCGTGGCACAGTGTCGATGTTCGACGGTCCACCACCGATGGTCATGGCATGCACCGATGCCGACCATGAGTGCCGCGTCGTTGGCAATTGGATTATGGACCGGCTGAAGGAGGGCTGCGCACCAAGCGAGGTGGGCGTATTCGTGCGGTCCGATGCGGAACTGAAGCGCGCCCGTGCTGTGGTTAAGGCTGCAGGTGCGCGCGCCGTTGAACTAAACGACAAGGTCGAAGTCGAGAATGGAGCTGTCGCCATCAGCACAATGCATTTCGCCAAGGGTCTGGAATTCCGGTCCGTCGTCGTCATGGCCTGCGACGACGATGTCATTCCCCAATCGGATCGCATTGAATCGGTGGCTGATGATGCTGACCTCGAAGAGGTCTACAACACAGAACGGCACTTGTTATATGTCGCATGCACCCGGGCACGCGACCATCTTTTGGTAACGGGCATCACGCCGGTGTCTGAGTTCGTCGACGATTTCCTGAAAGGGTCGTGATCAGACCTATTGGCCAGGTAGCGCTACAGCGCGGAAAGAGCTGAGCCCCCTTGGCATGGTTCCTCCCCTGCCCAGTTTGTATGCGGGGGGGCGCAGCGCGGCATTTCGCTAGCGACAGGCAGTTTCACCGGGGAATCCACTTGGAATCCAGCGCGCGAAAGTCGTGATTTTTAATCTCGTGATATCAATTGCTTGCAAAATCACGACTTCGGCGTGCTGGATTCTTTTGCGAAATCCAGGGAATCCACTTTTCGGAAGCCACCTTGGCCGGAATCCAGCCGCGGAAGCCACCCTTTTCGATCGGGTCGCATGGCGAATCCTCCTTGGGATGAAAACAGTGCCCTTGATCACATGTCTGGCGGCCTCCGGGCCAGTATTTTCATGGGATGCTCATTTGGCGCGAAATATCGACGATGCAGGTTTCTGACCCGCACATCGAATCTCATTGATTCCGCTTCATTTTTTCATTTGACAAAGCTGCCCCCCTTGACCTACCCCTTGATCATCGAAGAATTGCGCCCGGAGGAACCCCTCTCGGGCGCTTTCGTTTTCCCCACATCGCGGATCCTGATCGTGTCGCTGGCATCGCCCGGCGCGCATCGGCATGTCCGCCCTGCCCCAGATGAGAACCGCACATGGACCTGGTCTTTGCACCGAGCAAGATCGAGACTTGGCCTCTCGACCGGCTGCGCCCCTATGCCCGCAATGCCAAGATCCATGGCACCGACCAGGTGGCGAAGATTGCCGCCAGCATGGCGAAGTTCGGCTGGACCGTTCCGTGCATGGTGGCCGACGATGGCGAACTGATCGCCGGGCATGGCCGGGTGTTGGCGGCGGCGATGTTGGGGCTAAAGGACGTGCCGGTGATCCGGCTCAGCCACCTCGATGAGGCCGAGCGCCGTGCCTACCGGATCGCCGACAACAAGCTGACCGAATTGGGCGAGTGGGACGAGGCCATTCTGCGCGACGAAATCGCGGGGCTATTGGCCGAGGATTTCGACCTGTCGCTGCTGGGGATCGCCGACGAAGACTTGGATGCCCTCCTGCGCGACCCGGATCAGGTCGAGGGTGGCGCGGTCGAGGGCGAGGATGACATTCCCGAACCGCCGGTCACGCCGGTCTCGGTCGCGGGCGACCTCTGGCAGCTGGGATCGCACCGGCTGATCTGCGGCGACAGCACATCAGCAGATGTGGTTGGGCGGCTGCTGGGTGATGTTCGCCCGCTGCTGATGGTGACCGATCCGCCCTATGGCGTGGAGTATGACCCGTCGTGGCGCAACCAGGCCGGTGCCGCCAAAACCAAACGCACTGGCAAGGTGCTGAATGACGACCGAGCCGACTGGCGCGAAGCGTGGGCGCTGTTCCCGGGGGACGTCGCCTATGTCTGGCATGGCGCGCTGCACGCCTCGACCGTGGCCGAGAGCCTGGTGGCGGCGGGATTTGCTGTCCGGTCACAGATCATCTGGGCCAAGGACCGTCTGGTTCTCAGCCGCGGCGATTATCACTGGCAGCACGAACCCTGCTGGTATGCCGTGAAAAAGACCGGCAAGGGCCACTGGGCAGGCGACCGGAAGCAAACCACGCTCTGGAAGATCTCAGGCAAGGATCAGGATGCGGCAACCGTGCATGGCACGCAGAAGCCGGTCGAATGCATGCGCCGCCCGATCCTGAACAATTCCAGCCCCGGTCAGGCGGTGTTCGAACCCTTCATGGGGTCCGGCACCACGCTGATCGCCGCAGAAACCACCGGACGCGTTTGCTTCGGGGTCGAGTTGAACCCGGCTTACGTCGATGTGGCCATCGAGCGTTGGCAGAACTTGAGCGGAAAGGATGCCATTCTCGGTGGCGATGGTCGTTCCTTCGCCGAGATACACGCAGAAAGGACGAACATTGTAGCATGACGCTGGACAAAGAGACTCAAGTTGTGCGCGCCGCGCCGCTTGAACAGAAACCTCAATTTGTGTTGCCGCCGTGGGATGACGCAGCGATCAAGCGCACTTTCGAAGAGATGATGAAGCCCGGCGCGAACGATCACTTTTTGCCGACGATCAACCGATTGATCGAAATGGGTGTGCTGGAAGTGGGGTTTCGGCTGTGATGAAAATCCAGATGATGCCGACCGCGCGCCTCGTTCCTTACGCGCGAAACGCCCGAACACACTCTGACCAGCAAGTCGCACAAATCGCAGCCTCGATGGCAGAGTTTGGCTTCGTCAACCCGATTCTGATAGGCGCCGACGATGTGATCATCGCAGGGCACGGTCGGCTGATGGCTGCGCAGCGACTGGGTATGACAGAAGCGCCGGTGATCGTGCTGGGTCATCTGACCGAGGCACAGCGCCGCGCGCTGGTGATCGCAGACAACAAGATCGGCGAGAACGCTGGATGGGACGAGGCCCAGTTGTCGCTGGAATTGCAGGCGCTGCTGGCCGACGGTTTTGACCTCGGGCTGCTCGGGATCCCTGAAAATGAGCTGGACGCACTACTGGCCGACGCCGAGGACCGCCCGGCGATTTCCGACGATGCGGCCGATGTCATCCCCGCCCCGCCCGCCGAACCCATCACCAAGCCGGGCGACATCTGGGCGCTGGGCAAGCACCGGCTATGCTGCGGCGACGCCACCGATCCGGCCGCCGTCGCCAGGCTGATGCAGGGCGAACAGGCGACGCTGATGTTCACCTCGCCGCCCTACGCCCAGCAGCGCGACTATGGCGCGGCCAAGGAAAAGGTCGGCGATTGGGACGCGCTGATGCAAGGCGTCTTCACCGCAGTGCCGGTCACTGCGGATGCGCAGGTCCTGGTCAACCTCGGCCTCGTGCATCGCGACAGCGAATGGCAGCCCTATTGGGAAGGATGGGTCGAATGGATGCGCGCCTCTGGCTGGCGACGGTTTGGCTGGTATGTTTGGGATCAGGGTCCCGGTTTGCCGGGCGACTGGAACGGCCGTCTGGCCCCGTCGCACGAGTTCATTTTCCACTTCAACCGCGCGCCACGCAAACCGCACAAGACTGTGCCGTCCAAGCATGCGGGCGAGGTCCTCGGCGGCGGCGGGCTGCGCGGGGCGGACGGCTCCGTCCACGCCAAGACCGGAACGGGCAACGCAATCCAAAGCCATCGCATTCCCGACAGCGTCTTTCGCATCATGCGCCACAAGGGCGGGTTGGGCGCTGCCGGATCGCACCCAGCGGTGTTTCCGGTGGCGCTGGTCGAGGCGGCGCTGACGGCGTTTTCGGATGCGGGCGATCTGATCTATGAACCGTTCTGCGGCTCCGGCACGCAGATCCTCGCTGCCGAACGCGCTGGGCGACGGTGTTTCGCGATGGAACTGGACCCAGTGTATTGCGACGTGGCCGTGCGGCGGTGGGAGATTGCGACAGGGCGAGAGGCGAGCTTGGCTATAGGATAACGTGACTTGGCCGAGCAGTGGGGGGTCTAGGATCAACCGAAAACCACGGCTATTCTCCCTGATATCAACTGAAAGTCGAGAAGGTGGGCATTTGGGAATTGAGCAATGGGATGAAAACAGGCAGCGCTGGGTCCTGTATCGCAATGACGCCGACCATAGTGCGGACTGCAGGGCTTACCCGTATGAGGCGGTCCCCGGACGGATTTTTCTAGACACGAATGTGGTGAACCTTCTGGTCAACTATCCAGAGCAAATCTTCGAACGGCAGCCGCTGCCGAACCTTGAAGACGCGATGCTTGCCGAAGACCTGGAAGCGTTAATGCACATCTTCTATGTTGGCAGACGGGCAAACTGGGCGGTCATGGCATCCCGTAAGACACTGGATGAAATCGACAGGACGCCTGATCCGGAACATCGCGAGCGGTTGCGAGATTTCGCAATAGAACTGATCTCGCCTGAAGACGAAGCGAATGCATATGCCTCAGTTGTCGGGCGGCGCATGATCGATGCTCCATTCACATACCGTTTGCCCGACAAGGCGGATCGGGAGCTTATTGGCAATGCCATCGGCCTCGAATGCGATGTCTTCTGCACCAGAGACCGGCGGACAATCATCAAGAAACGCGACCAATTGAAGCTGTTGCCGATCAGGGTTCTTACACCTCTAGAGTGGTGGCGGCACGTTCGCCCTTGGGCAGGTCTGTGCGCATAGGTCAGCCAGACCAACTCAAACGCGGTCCGCTCCCCCTGAGTTGGAGGCGTCATTGAAGATGCGATGCACCGTCCCCCTGCCCTCGACCTTCTCAGTGGCGATGGGGAGGCCAAGCTTCTTCTTCAGCGCACCCGAGATCGAGCCCCTGACAGTGTGAGCCAACCACCCCGTGGCCGTAACCATCTCGGCGACGGTAGCGCCCTCGTGGCGCTGAAGCATGGCGATGATCTGTGCCTGCTTGGTCCCGGTGCGCTGGATCGGCGGCTTCAGGGTCGCGGCTTTGGCCGCATGTTCGCGGATCGCAACTACGGTTTTCACCACCACCGGTTCAATCCCGATGGCCAGCAGCCCGGCATCGGTGACCACCAGCGTGGTGCCATGGCCATCCCCGGTTTCGCGCCAGAGTGGTTCATTCCGACGCAGGTTGGCGTCGACCTCCTGCAGCCAGCCGTGTTCGATCATCTTGGTGACGGCCATCTTCGCCGCTGCACCGGTCAGCCCCTTGGGTAGCGGCAGGGCGATGTTGTCGGGGCGCTGGGCCCCGGCGGTGAGGATATTGGTCTGAGTATCGGTCAGTTTCGTCATGGCGTTCCCCTATAGGTCGTGGGTGTCAAGGAAGGTGGTGATGCGCGACAACAGCTCGTTGTTGCCGTTCTCGTTGGCCCCAAAGATCACGTCACCATCGTCATCGCGTTCCAGATCGGAGATCTCGCGCAACAGGGCGATTGAATCGTCACAGGCGGCGAGGCGCTCGGCCTCCCATGCGGCGGTGATGGCATCCTGTTCGATCTAATGGCGCGGGGCGGGATCAATCGGCATGTTCGCGCTCCTTGAAGGCGCTGTCGGTGATCTGGCGCAGGAGGCTGGCGTAATGGTTCAAGTTGCCAACGTGGCCCCAATTGATCTCGTCGGGGTGGGTCTCGAAATGGTCGTCGCTTAGCCCCTTCAGGCGTTCCAGCATCGCGTCGATCTGGAACTTCGCGGTCATGAAGGCGTCGAGGGCGTTCGACCGGTTCCTCGAACCGGTGGCGAAAACGGTCTCACCATTGTCGGTGGCGCGGCGGGTGGTCATGGCGTGGTCTCCGGGGCTGAGTTGCTTCGTTCTGGTGCAACCAGAATCACTCTTGTCCGAAGTGTAATCAACTGAATAACAAGTAATTTCATTACTTTAGGCACAGCGAGCAACAGCATGGAAGGCATGTCCGAGCGGGAGTATTCCGCCCATTCCGGCCTGTCGCGCGGGGCAATCCAGAAGGCCCGCAAGACCGGGCGGCTGGTGGTCTTTGCCGATGGGTCGATCAACGCGGCAGCCTCGGATGTGCGGAGGGGCGAGATGACCGATCCGGATCAGCAGCGCCGCAGCACGGGTGGCGATAGCGGGTTCAGCGGCCCAGCGGACAGCTCGTCCTATCTGAAGGCCCGCACGGCGCTGACGGTTTACCAGGCGCAGGACAAGCAGCTTGGCATCCAGAAGAAGAAGGGAACGCTGGTTGATCGCGCGCGCGCCGAAGCGTTGGTGTTTCGCCTCGCGCGGCAGGAGCGCGATACTTGGGTCACCTGGCCCAACAGAGTGGCGGCGCTGATGGCGGCCGAGGTGGCCTTGGGGGTGGAAAAACAAACCGGAACACCGGTGATCATCGAGGCCGCGATCCTGCAGAGGGTGTTGGAAGCCCATGTCAGACAGCACCTCGACGCCCTCGCCGATCTCAGGGTCTCGCTTGGATGATGAAAATGATGATCTGACCGGCGACGATCTGACGGACGATCTCGACCTTGGCTTTGACGGGGCCAAGGACATCCTGCGCTCATGGCGCAAGGGCATGCGGCCCGACCCGGATCTGACGGTGTCGGAATGGGCGGATCAACACCGCTGGCTGTCCTCGCGCGGTGCGGCCGAACCGGGGCGGTATCGTACCGCGCGCGCGCCCTACCTGCGCGAGATCATGGATGTGCTGTCGCCGCGCCACCCGGCACAGCGCATCTCGTTCATGAAGGCGGCGCAGGTTGGGGCCACAGAGGCTGGCAACAACTGGATCGGCTTTGTCATCCACCATGCGCCGGGACCGATGCTGGCAGTATTGCCATCCCTGGAACTGGCGAAACGCACGTCGCGCGGGCGGCTTGATCCGCTGATCGCAGAAAGTCCGGCCCTGCGCGAGCGGGTGAACCCGGCCCGGTCGCGCGACGCGGGCAATTCGATGCTCTCAAAAGAGTTTCCCGGCGGCATCCTGGTGCTGACCGGTGCGAATTCCGCGACCGGCCTGCGGTCGATGCCCGCGCGCTACATCTTCCTCGACGAGGTCGACGCCTATCCAGCTTCTGCCGACGAAGAAGGCGACCCGGTCACGCTGGCCGAAGCACGGACCACCACCTTTTCGCACCGGCGCAAAGTGTTCATGGTCTCGACCCCGACGATCCGGGGTCTGAGCCGGATCGAGCGCGAGTTCGAGGCATCGGACCAGCGCCGGTATTTTGTGCCCTGCCCGCATTGTGGGGCGATGCAATGGCTGCAGTTTGAACGCCTGCGCTGGGACAAGGGGCGGCCCGACACGGCGGCCTATCATTGCGAAGGCTGCGAAAAGCCCATCGCCGAGCATCACAAGACGCAGATGCTGGAGCACGGGGAATGGCGCGCGACGGCCGTTTCCGCCGATCCGCATTCGATCGGCTTCCACCTCTCCGCGCTCTATTCGCCGCTGGGCTGGAAAAGCTGGCAGCAGATCGCGCGGGAATGGCTGGCGGCGCAGGGCTCGGAGGAAACGCTGCGCGCCGCGCGCAATACCCTGCTGGGCGAAACTTGGGTGGAATCGGGCGATGCGCCTGAATGGCAGCGGCTGGCCGAACGCCGCGAGGCCTATGGCGGCGTGCAAATCCCGATGGGCGGGTTGTTCCTGACCGCTGGCGTCGATGTGCAAAAGGATCGCATCGAGGTTGACGTCTGGGCCTGGGGTCGGGGTCTGGAAAGCTGGCTGGTCGATCACATCGTGATCGCCGGTGGCCCGGACGATCCCGCCTGCTGGGACAAGCTGACAGCATTGCTGGGTCGGACTTGGGCTTGCGCGAACGGCGCGGTGATGCTGATTGGCAAGCTGGCCATCGACACCGGCTATGAAGCCCCGGCGGTCTACGCATGGGCGCGCAAGCAAGGCTTCGATCAAGTGGCCCCGATCAAGGGTCTGGAAGGCTTCAATCGCGCCACTCCGGTCTCGGGGCCCACCTTTGTCGACGCCACCATCGGCGGCAAACGTCTACGCCGGGGCGCACGCCTCTGGTCGGTGGCGACGGCGACCTTCAAGACCGAGACCTACCGCTTCCTGCGGCTGGAACGACCAAGCGACGAGGACCGAGCGCTGGGCATGCTGGACGCTCCGGGCACCGTACATTTGCCCGACTGGATCGACACCGAATGGCTGAAGCAGCTGGTGGCCGAACAGCTGGTCACGGTGCACAACAAGCGCGGCTACGCCCACCCCGAATGGCAGAAGATGCGCGAGCGCAACGAGGCGCTCGACACCCGCGTCTATGCCCGGGCGGCCGCCTGGATCATGGGTGCCGACCGCTGGGACGAGGCGACCTGGCGACGGCTCGAGGCGCAGGCCGGGCTCGAAACCCGCCCGCCTGTCACCTCGGCTGCGGCCGACCGTGCTGCCTCAGAACCGACAGCACCTGCCCTGCCCAAGGCCGGAACGCCGATCACGCCACGACGGAAACGCCGGGCTTACACACCGAACTTCATGAGGGACTGAGATGGATCTGGAACGAATGCGCGCCCTGTTGGCCGCGCTGCAGGAGGCGCGTTACGCGGGCGTCCGCTCGGTCAGCTATGACGGCAAATCGATCAACTATGGCTCCGACGCCGAACTGGCAAACGCCATCAGCGATCTGGAAACCCGGATTGCCACCGCCACCACCGGCACCCCGCGCCGTCGGCGCTGGGGCACTGTCGCGTCAAAAGGTCTGTGATCCATGGCGTTCGAGGCTTTCCGCCAGCGCATCGGTAGCATCATCGGCGGGTTTGACGCGGCCCAAGCACACCGGCGGCTTCGGGGTTTTCGCGCATCCCGCGCACATGTGAACACGCTGATCGCGGCCTCGGGCGACACGATCACCGCCCGGGCACGTTGGCTGGTTCGCAACAACGGCTATGCCGCAAATGCGGTGGAGAGCTTCGCCAGCAATGTCGTCGGCGATGGCATCAAGCCCTCTTCGATCCTTGCGGATGCGGCCAAGAAGGAAGAGCTGCAGGCGCTCTGGCTCGCTTGGACCGATGACGCTGACGCCGAAGGGCTGACCGATTTCTATGGGCTGCAGCGCCGGGCCGCGCGCGAAGTGTTCCTGTCGGGCGAAGTGTTCCTCCGTATCCGGCCGCGCCGGGCCGAGGACGGCCTGACCGTGCCGCTGCAACTTCAGATGTTACCCGCCGAAATGCTGCCCTTGGATATGAACCGCACCTTGCCCGGTGCCGGGCTGATCCGTCAGGGCATCGAGTTTGACGGTATCGGCCGCCGCGTCGCCTACCATTTCCTGCGCCGCCACCCAGGCGATCTGACCGATCCGGGTCTGGCTGGGGAAACCGTCCGTGTTGCTGCGGCAGATGTGATCCATGTCCTCGACCCGGTGGAGGCAGGCCAGCTGCGCGGCGTGTCACGCTTTGCAACTGCCATCGTCAAACTGTTTACGCTGGACCTCTATGATGATGCGGAACTGGAGCGGAAGAAGATCGCGGCGATGTTCGCGATGTTCATCACCTCGCCCGCCCCCGAAACCCCGCTGGAGCCGACCGAAGAGGATCTCGAGGTCGAACCCGGCCAGGTAGTCCGGCTTGACCCCGGCGAGAATGTTTCCACCCCGGCCACCCCAGACTCCGGCGGCACCTATGAGCCGTTCCAGTATCGCACCCTGCTGCAGATCGCGGCGGCGCTGGGAGTGCCCTATGGGTACCTCACCGGCGACACGGCCAAGGGGAACTTCTCCAACACGCGGATCAGCTTGATCGAATTCCGGCGTCGCATCTCGGCCTGGCAACATGGCGTTCTGGTTTACCAGCTCTGCCGCGCGGTCTGGGTGCGCTGGATGGACACGGCCGTGCTGTCGGGTGCCCTCGACTTGCCGGGCTATGACAGCCAGCGGCGGCAATATCAGGCCTGCGCTTGGCTCCCGACCAAATGGGACTGGATCGACCCGATGAAGGACGCCTCGGCCGAGATCCTGCAGATCGAAGCGGGCCTGAAATCCCGCACGCAAGCGCTGGCCGAGCGTGGCTACGACGCCGAACAGGTCGACCGCGAAATCGCCGCGGAGCGCAAACGCGAAGCCGCACTGGGCCTCGACTTCCGGCGGCCGGGATCGCCAGCGCAGGGGCCAGGCGGGACAAACGACAATGCTGATCAGCAACAGGAAAATCAGAATGGCGCGGCCTCCGACAGCACTGGCGAAGACAAACCTGACCCATCGGAGGGGGCATGATGCACCATGCACAGATTGCGCAACGCGCCTTCAATACACCCTTGATGGTCGACCCGGCAAAAGCACTGGCGTTTCTGTCCGGGCTGGGGCCGCGCATCGCCGGGCAGGCCATCACCTTCCAAGGGCTGGAATTCGACGCCGTCGATCAGGCCACAGCCGCCCTGCCCGCACGCGCCTCGCTGTTCGGCAATGACCTTGCCCAACGTCACCAGCGCAACGGCACCCAGCCCTTTGCAGTGGTGGATGGCATCGCCGTGATCGAAATCGCGGGCACACTTGTGCACCGTGGCGCGTGGATCGGCCAATCCTCGGGTCTCACGTCCTACGAGGGGATCGCCGCCCAGCTGCAGGCGGCGCTCGCCGACCCCGGCGTGCGCGGCATCGCGCTGGACATCGACAGCTTCGGTGGTGAGGTTGCAGGAGCCTTCGATTTGGCGGATCGCATCCGCGCCGCTCGGTCGCAGAAACCCATCCACGCTTTTGTCGCCGAACATGCCCTGTCGGCTGGCTATGTCCTCGCGTCCCAGGCCGACCGGATCATCCTCCCGCGCACCGGCGCTGTCGGTAGCATAGGCGTTGTGGCGCTGCACACCGACATGAGCGGGGCGCTGTATCAGAAGGGCATCGCCGTAACCCTGATCCACGCCGGTGCCCACAAGATCGACGCCAATCCCTATCAGCCGCTGCCCGAGGCTGTGCACGACCATATGCTGCGTGAGCTGGAGGTCGTGCGCTTCCTCTTCGCCGAAACCGTCGCTGCCGGTCGCGGGGATCGGCTGACCCAAGCGGCAGCTCTGGCCACCGAGGCAGCCGTGTTCCGCGGGGCCGACGCCATCGCCGCCGGTCTGGCCGATGATCTCGCCGATCCCGTCACCGCATTCCACGCTTTCGCAAGCGCACCTCGCGGCACCACTTCCCCCAACAGAAAGGGTCCACAGATGACCACTACGCCTGAAATTTCCGCCGACGCGACGACACCCGTGGCAACACCGGCAGTTTCGGCTGCGCAAGAGCCGCCCACTGCGGCGGCCGATGCTACCCCCACCACCATGACAGCAGACGCAGTGCGTGCCGAAGCCGCCGAGGTGGCGCAGGTTTGCGCACAGGCCGCCCGGCTCGGCGTGACCATCGACGCCGCCGATGCTGTCACCAAGGGTCTGAAGCCCGAAGCCCTGCGCGCCCGCGTGTTGGCGGACCTCGCCGCCCGCAGCGATGCCGCTGGCATCATCGCCACTGCCCCGGCTGCCGCCGCCAAGGAAAGCCCCATCGTCGCGGCAGCGAAGAAATCGGCCGCCGCCTCGCGCTGAATCACACACCGCGTCAAGGCGCACCCATCCCTAACATCCCGGAGACTGACCAATGCCCGTCCTGACGGAACAGCCCAGCATGGGCGACGTCCTCAAATATGAGGTCAACCCGAACTACACCCGCGAGGTGATCACTCTGCTGCAAGGCCTGCCCTATCCAGTCGGCTCCGTGCTGGGGAAGATCACGGCCAGCAGCAAATACACCCTGTCGCCCGCGACCGGGGCGGACGGTTCGCAGGTCGCCAGCGCCGTGCTGCTTAATGCTGTCGATGCCACGCTGGCGGATGCGACAGGCATTATCGTCGCCCGTGGCCCCACCATCGTCTCGCGTGCGGGCCTCGCCTACGGCGCGACGGTCGATGACGGCACCAAGATCACCGCCAAGATCGCCCAGCTTGCTGCCGTCGGCATCATCGCCCGCGATGGCGTCTGACGCGCGACGTCGGCCCCCATTTCCCTTATTCCCCGGAGTACCCAATGACCCTTGTCCGCAATCCCTTTGACGCTGGCGGCTATTCGCTGGCCGAAATGACGCAGGCCATCAATATCCTGCCCAACCTTTACACCCGCCTTGGCCAGATCGGCCTGTTCCGCTTCGAAGGCGTCAGCCAGCGGTCGGTCATCATCGAGCAATATGAGGGCGTGCTGAACCTGCTGCCCTCGGTTCCCCTCGGCGGCCCTGCCACGGTTGGCACGCGAGAAGGCCGGTCGATGCGCAGCTTCGCCCTGCCGTGGATCCCGCATGATGACGTCATCCTGCCGGGCGACATTCAGGGGCAACCGGCGCTGGGCGTCTTTGATGGCGCCGACCCGCTGGTCGAGGTGATGAACCGCAAGCTGCAACTGATGCGGCGCAAGCATGCCCAGACCCGCGAATACATGGAGATGAACGCCCTGCGCGGCATCGTGAAGGATGGGGCCGGGACGACCCTCTACAACTACTTTACCGAATTTGGCCTCGCGCAAATCTCGGTGGACTTTCTGCTCGGCACCGCAGGCACCAACGTGCAAGGAAAAGTCCGCGACGTCTTGCGGTCGATGGAAGACAACCTCTTGGGCGAAAGCATGACGGACGTTCACGCCCTCGTCAGCCGGGAGTTCTTCGACAAGCTGATCGCGCATCCCAAAACCGAAGAGGCTTACAAGTTTTATGCCGCCACCGGCGCGCAGCCCTTGCGCCAGGATGTGCGCCGCAACTTCCCCTTCGCGGGCATCGTGTTCGAGGAATATGCGGGCACCGTCACCCTCTCCACCAAGGCCACCGAACGGCTAGTCCCCGCGAACGAAGGCATCGCGTTCCCCTTGGGCACGATGGACACCTTCACGACCTATGGCGGCCCAGCCAACCTGCTCGAGGCGGCAAACACCATGGGTCTGCCGCTCTATGCCCGCCAGCACCTCGACGAAAAGGGCCGCTGGATCGATCTAATGACCGAGGCCTCGATCCTGCCTGTCAACAAGCGGCCGCGCATCGCGATCCGCTTGCACACCTCGAACTGACGGCGGGGTCCATGTCGGTCTTCGAGGCGGCGCTAGGCCGCATTTTCGGCAATCCTTCAATGGCGGTGGCGGGGGTTTGGATCTCCGCAACCACCTCCGAGGAACGCCCCATCCGTGTGACCCGCCGTGCCCCGGATCGGATCACCGAATTTGGCGCTGGGCGCTTTGTCAGCGACACCATGATGGTGGACGTGCGGCTGTCGGACCTGCCTGATCCCCGCCCCGGCGATCTGATCGTGATCGGGGCCGACAGCTTCATCATCCAAGGAGAGCCGGTTCGGGATCGCGAACGCCTGATATGGTCACTGGACCTGCGCCCATCATGAAATTGAAGATCGCCTTCGACCCTGACCTCGTCGCCCTGATGCAGGCCGAGATCGCCGCCGGTGAAAAGGCGGTGTCCGCCGCCATGCGGGAGGCGGGCACCTCGCTGCAATCCGCCTGGCGGGGCCAGATCACCGGCGCAGGCCTCGGCACCAGGCTTGGCAACAGCATCCGCATAGCGACCTACCCCAAATCCGGAGAAAGCCTGAACGCGGCAGCGCTGGTCTGGTCCAACGCTCCGGTCATCATCGGTGCGCATGACACCGGTCCGCTGATCCGGTCGAAGGATGGGTTCTGGTTGGCGATCCCGACGCCTGCCGCCGGGAAATCGACCCGCGGCGGTCGCATCACCCCGAGTGAATGGGAACGCCGTACCGGCCTGCGGCTGCGGTTCATCTACCGCCGTCGTGGGCCAAGCCTGCTGGTCGCCGAGGGGCGGTTGAATTCGAAAGGCCGGGCTGTAGCCTCAAAGTCGAAAACCGGGCGCGGGGTGGCGACGGTGCCGATTTTCCTGCTGGTGCCGCAGGTCCAGTTGCGCAAGCGGTTGGATTTGGCGCTGGATGCGGAGCGGGTGGTGGACGGCGTGCCGGGCATGATCGTGGCTAGATGGGTGACAAATTCGGACAGGGTCTAATTCCTGTTTTGCGATGTTCGCTTGATGGTTGAATTGCACATCGCTAGCCTGTTTCTAAACCGACAATGGAAGAATTCTCAAAATGATGCGCAAGTTTCTCCTTACCCTGACGACGACGGCACTAACAGCATTTCCGGTCAGTGCTGATCCGTCGCAGCAAGAGGTCGACACAGCGCGTTCGGAATGCCGCGATGCGTTTCTTGCCCGGGATGCCGAAGCCTATATGAACGCTGCGGCATCAATGATCGCATGGGGTTCCGTGCAGAATGCGGATTGGTCGAGGGAGGTCGAGCTGTGCCTCGCTTTTGCCGAAGCAATCGAAGGCGCGAGTCTGGACACCGCTCGTGAAAGGGCGGCTGGCCTATCCGAAGCAGTCGGCCCGAACTCTGCCCCGTCTGTGGATGCAGCAGCACCACAAGCAGATGCGCCTGCAGCCGATACGCGGCTCGCAGATTATCTTTCCCGGATCGAAGCAGATGGGGCAGACGTGGAAGCGATTGTGCGCGAGATCGCCGCGGACACGACCTTTGCGCCACCTCCGGGTCCTGAACGTGATGCGCTTGAAGAAGCACTTAATGCATTCGTTCGACCCATCCCCGCCGCACAAGCCGAACTCAATTTTGTCGCCTATCAAGGCTTGGCCCGGGTCAACGGCGAAAACCAGACATACATCGACAAGGCCGCCAGTTACGAACAAGCTATCGAGGCGGAACGTGAGCAGCTTCTAAGAACGGCCCGTGCGCTTGAGGGGCGACTGGTGCGCACGACTGCCGAATTCGACGGTTCCTCTTGGGGACGGCACCCCTCGTCCCCGCGCTATCAAGATACCCGGAATTATGTGACCCTGTATCTAATTGAATCTGGAACGGGTGAGCAGACGATGGAGCTGTTCTTCAACTACACATCACGGAATGGCTGGCTTTTCGTCGAAAGCGCCTCGATCAACATTGACGGGGAAACGACCCGAGTGCCGGTTGGTCAATGGTTTCGCGATAATGATACCGAGATTTGGGAGTTCGCCAGCATGCGAGGCGATGCAGCCGTGGCGTTTGCCCGCAAAATTGCTGACGCAGATCGCGCCGTCATTCGCTTCAATGGGCAGCAATTCTATGATGATTATGTCGTGTCAGACGGGGACAAGCGTGTCATCCGAGAAATGCTGGCAATGTGGGAAGTGATCTCCGCAGAATAAGATGTGATCGCTCTGCGGCAACGCCTCCCAATACCAGAGGCAAACCAGAGACTTGGCCAGCCACGGCCGTACAAGAGAGAGCTGATGAGCAAACGTCAAAATGGCGTGCGCCTGTCCATTTTGGCATCAATGATATTGTGAGCCATGCCCACCACCCGCGAAACTGTCCTCGCCGCACTGCATGCTCGGCTACAGCCGCTTGCCGCCATTGTTCTGCGCGACGAGGCCCTGCCCGAACGGATCCCGGCTGTGGGTCTGATCATCCTGCGTGACGGCCAGCCGGGCGAGCCCGATGTGACGCTGTCGCCCCTGCGCTACCACTATCAGCACCGGGCCGAGCTGGAGGTCGTCGTCCAAGCGGGCACCGGCCGGGCAAGCGCATTCGACGCCCTGATCGGCAGCATCGGCACCGCGCTGGAAGCCGACCGCACGCTTGGCGGGTTCTGCGACTGGGTTGAACCCGAAGCCCCAGCCTCGGTCGATCTGCCCATCGAGGGTGCTGCGGCCCTGAAGGCGGCGGTAATCACCGTCGTTCTACATTACTCAACTCTGGGGCCTCTATTCTAAGGGTCTTGCCGATGGCAGCGCAACGATCGGCTGACTGTCCGTCGCAATCCTAGCGATCATCTCGGCGTGCATCGCCGATCAAAAAAAGCAGGATCACGGCCAGAAACGGCGAGAAGAAGATGCTGATCAGAACCCAGCCAAAGGCGCTGCGCCCCCGCGCTTCGGCCATTCGGGCAGGAAGCAGAATGATCACCCACAGAGTGAGATAAAGTGCCACCAAGGCGAAGATCAGGATGACGAGGCTATCCATTGCTCTGGTACCTTGAGATTTCTGATTGGTGTTTCGGCCAAGAGTGCGTCAGCAGGTGCCGTAAAAGCCGCCGGAATACCGGCAATATTCGGTGGCGACACCGGCCCGGATCATCTCGGCGGCGATGTCGCGGCCATCAGGCAGGAAGCACTGGGCGACGTAGCGGCCGTAGCGATCCATGTCGAGCACTTGGCAGCTCAGAGTTTTGCCACTGATCAGGTGGCGCAATGTCGCCGTGGCATCTGATCCGCCCGGGTGGTTCCACTCGGGCGCATCAAGCCCCCAGACGCGGATCCTGCGCGACTGGCCTTTGAGGGTGAAGGTATCGCCGTCCTGCACTTTGCTGACGCGGGCCTCAAGAACGGGCGATTGCTCGGCAACTGCGACCGACACCTGTGAAGTAACAGCAAGCCCGGCAAGGGCCACGAAGATCGAGAGAGTGATGCGATAAATCATAGGGGCAGAATGCCTCAGGTGAATTTCGACGACAACCCCGGCACCTGAATTCAACAGCTTGAAAGGAAGAACACGATGGCACGAGCCCATGGGGCGCGGGCGCAGATGGCGCTTGCGTTTGAATCTGTCTATGGCACGGCGCCCGCCACGGGGTTCCGGACGGTGCCGTTTGCCAGCACGACGCTTGGGGCTGAACAGCCGCTGATCGCCTCGGAACTCTTGGGCCAGGGGCGCGATCCGTTGACCCCGATCCGGGATGCGGTCACGGCCGATGGCGATGTGGTGGTGCCGATCGATGTGGAAAACCTCGGCTTGTGGCTCAAGGCGGCCTTCGGCGCGCCCGTCACTTCCGGCACGACGCCGAAGACCCATACCTTCCAGTCTGGCAACTGGACGCTGCCGAGCATGGCCATCGAGACGGCGATGCCGGAGGTGCCCCGCTATGCGATGTATACGGGCTGCGTCTGTGATCAGCTTTCCTGGCAAATGGCGCGGTCGGGTCTGCTGACGGCAACCGCGCGGCTGGTCGCGCAGGGCGAGAGTGTTGCGGCGGCGACGGCCGCAGGCACGACCACCTCGCTGGCGCTGCAGCGGTTTGGACACTTCAACGGGGCGATCACCCGCAATGGCGTTGCGCTTGGCAATGTCATCTCGGCAGAGGTGACCTATTCCAACGGCCTCGACCGGATCGAGACCATCCGCTCGGATGGAAAAATCGAAGGGGCCGATCCCGGCATGGCGGCGCTTACGGGGCGGGTCGAGGTGCGGTTTGCCGACACCGCACTGATCACGCAAGCCATCGACGGCACGCCTTGCGAGTTGGTCTTCGCCTGGAGCCTTGGGGCCAGTGCCAGCTTCACCTTCACGGCGCATGCCGTCTATCTTCCGCGCCCCCGGATCGAGATCCCGGGCCCGCAAGGCATTCAGGCCAGTTTCGACTGGCAGGCTGCCAAGGCCGTCAGCCCCGCCCGCATGTGCACCGCCGTCCTCGTCAACACTGTTGTAGGATACTGACCATGATCAGACTGAACCTGACAGCCACCCCTGCATGGCTGGCCCTCGCCCCTGGCCTGCGTTTGCAAGTAGCACCCTTGACCACCGCGCTTATGGTGTCGGCCCGCGCAGATCCGGCCATCGAGAACTTGCCCGAAGACGCCAGCCAGGAAACCTTGGCGCTTGCCATGGCCAAGGCCATCGCCCGTCGCGCGGTGCTGGATTGGGAGGGTGTTGGCGATGATACGGGCCACCCTTTGCCCGTCACCCCTGAAGGCATCGACGCCCTCTTGGAAATCTGGCCGATCTTCGAGGCATTCCAGACCCAATATGTCGCCAAGGGTCTGATCTTGGATGCCGAAAAAAACGTCTCCGCGCCCTTGCCGAGTGGTTCTTCGGCGAGGGCGATCGCTACTGCGCCGCCTGCACACCCTGCGAGGGCCGCGGGGGCATCTGCCCCGACTGCCCCGCAAGACTGAACCGGCCGCAGACCTGGGAAGGCTGGCAAGTCTGGGATCTTGTCGGCCGCCTTGGTGGGCAGGTTCGCGTCGTCCCCGGCGCGGTCCTCGGCTGGGACATGGGGGCGGCCTTGGCGCTGGCGCAGGCGCTGGGTGTGAACACGCTGATTGTGGCTGAACTGCTGCCCGAAATCGAAGCGGTGATGGTGCGCAAGTTGAACGAGCAACTCAGTGAGGTGCAGGCAGACCCCTGATGCCGTCAGCCCGCCAGCGTGCGCTGAACGATCTGGGGGTCTTTGGAGATAAGCGCCAACAGAACCCGCGCAGGTCCATCAGGGCTGCGGCGACGCTGCTCCCAGTTCAGCAACGTGCCCTTCTTGACCCCGATGCTGCGGGCGAAGTCATTCTGTGACAGGCCCGTGCGCGCGCGGATCGCTTGCACATCAGGTTCCGGCAGATCGATCTCGTGGACCACGCCCAAGGCTTCGCCACGGGCGTGCGACAGCGCTTCCTTCAGGCCTTGCTCGATACTCTTGAATGCGTCGGTCATGTCATTCTCCTGTAGGTCGCCGAAAGCAGTTCGCCCAAAGCTCTGACAGCCTCGGCTTCCACGGTCGTCAGATTGGCTTTCTCGTTCTTGGCAAAGACGGTGATCAGAAAGATCGGCGTGCCGTCATCCGCATTGTAAAAATGGATCACGCGAAAGCCGCCGCTCTTGCCGCCACCCTCTCGGGCAAACCGAAACTTCCTGACCCCGCCCCCGATTGACACGCCGGTTGCCGGATTGCGCGCCACGAAATCGATCAGGGCCAGCCGCTCGGCCTCTGACATCAGGCTGCGCGCGCGGCGTTGGAATTCCGGTGTTTCGACGACGGTGACGATGGTCATGACACCCATATGTGCGCCAATGGCGCATGTGTCAATGACGTATCATTTTGAGGATACCACACATGGCCGAAAAACGTGTCTCTGTCCGGCTTGTGGCCGAAGGCGGCCGCCAGGTGCGCGCCGAATTGGAGGGCATCGGCGAAGCGGGCGCGCGGGGCTTTGGACGGTTGTCATCGGAGATGGGTCTTGCCAATACCCGGCTTGCCAGCTTCGCGCGCAAGGCGGGGGTTGCGCTGGCGGCAGTAACTGCGGCCGCTGCCGCAACTGGCGTGGCAATGGTCAGGTCTGGCCTCGAGACGATTGGCGCGCAGGCTGATATGGCCGCGTCGCTGAAAACCACGGTCGAAAGCCTGCAGGTGCTGACATGGGCAGGCGAGTTGGCCGGGGTTTCCATGGGCGAGATCGAACAGGCTACGAAGAAGCTGACGACGCGCCTCTCGGAAGCGGCCACCGGCTCCGGCTCGGCCGTCAGCGCGCTGCAGCGGCTGAACCTGACTGCCACTGAGCTGCAAGCCCTGCCGCTCGATCAACGCATTGCAGCCATCCAAGAAGCCCTCAATCGCTTTGTGCCCGAGGCCGAACGCGCCGCTGTGGCCTCTGACCTCTTCGGCGACAAGGCGGCGCTGGCGTTTCTGCGCATCGATCCCGCCACCTTGCGCGAAGCGGCGAAGGATGTGCGCGACTTCGGGGTGGCGGTCAGCGCGTCTGATGCCGCCCAGATCGAACGCACCGGTGATGCTATCGCCAAACTGAGCCTGATCTGGCTCGGGTTGACCAACCGTCTGACCGCTGCGGTCGCACCTGCCTTGGAGGTGGTGGCCGATGCCCTCGCAGACATGGCGCGCGGCACTGGCCCTATTGGTGTTGCCTTCACGGCCGTGTTCGACAACCTCGGCCGCCTCGCCACCTATGCCACAACCTTCGCCACCTTCATGGCTGGCCGCTGGGTGGCGGGACTAGCCGCGGCAGCTCTCTCGGTGCGCGGTCTCGCGACCGGCCTAGTGATCTTGCGCGGTGCGCTGATCCGCACCGGCATCGGAGCGCTGATCGTGGGCGCTGGCGAGTTGGTCTACCAGTTCGCACAACTTGCCGGGAAACTTGGCGGGATCGGTGCCGCCTTTGGCCTGCTTCGGGATGTTGCGGCCGAGGCTTGGGACCGGATCGCGCTCTCAGCAAGTGCGGCTTGGGCGCGGATTGAGACAGGCTGGGCCAGAGCGCAGGCGGGAATCTTTGACGGGCTGCAATCGGCGCTTGCGGCGGTGGTCGGCTGGGGCAACGCGGCCGTCGGTACGTTCCAAGGCGCTTATGATGCGATCACCGCGATCTGGGGCACACTGCCGTCTGCCATTGGTGACTTTGCCTTCCAGGCCGCAAACGGGCTGATCGACGGGGTGGAGTCGATGTTGAATGCGGTGGTCACCCGGATCAACAACTTCATTGAAGGGCTGAATGCCGCGCTTGCTCTGTTACCAGACTGGGCCTCCGGCGACGGCGGCATCCGGATCGGCACGCTTGAGGCCGTCGATCTGGGTGGAATCGCCAACCCCTATGAGGGGGCGGCGGCAGACGCGGGCGCTGCCGCGGCCGATGCGTTCAAAGCAGCGATGGCCAAGACTTACGTCGATGTGCCGGATCTCTTTGGCGGCATGGCCGATGCCGCGCGGGGACGAGCGGACGGCTATGCGGAGGCCGCGGGAATGCTGTCGGATGCGGCGTCACGCCCCATGACGGCTTGGCAAGCCCTGAAGGCTGCGATCTTTGGCACCGGCACGGCGAGCGAAGAAGCGCTGAACGGCGCAACCGATGCCGCCGCCGCGCTATCGGACGGCTTTGACGAGGCGGGTCGATCTGCCGGTGGGGCCGGGGCAGCGGCCAAGGCCGCTGCGCAAGAGGCTGCGACCGGTTGGGCGCAGGTCAGCACGTCGCTGGCGGAATATGCCAAGGGCGCAATGGATTGGGGCAAAGGGCTCGGCGAGACGCTGACCTCGGCCTTCAACTCGGCCGAAAGCGCGTTCCGGGATTTTGTCACCACCGGCAAGCTCGATTTCAAGGGCCTCATCTCCTCGATCCTGGCGGACCTTGCCACACTGGCCTTCAAAAACGCGGTGCTGGGCCCGCTTGCGTCGGCCCTGTCAGGCATCTTCGGTGGCGGTCTGTTTGGAGGTGGCGGCGTCAATCCGATGGTCAATGCCAGCATCTGGCATACCGGCGGCACGGTGGGTGTAGGTACGACGATGCGGTCGTTGTCAGCATCTGCCTTTGCAGCAGCCCCAAGGATGCACGCTGGCGGTTGGGCAGGTCTGCGCCCAGATGAGGTTCCGGCGATCCTGCAACGCGGTGAACGGGTGCTGTCGCGGGCGGAAGTCGCAAACGGGATCGGCCGTAGCGGTGGAACCAATGGCGTTTCGATCAGCATCGATGCGCGCGGCGCACAGGCCGGTGTGGCAGAACAGATCGATGCCAAGCTGCGCGCGGCCATCCCGGAGATCGCGCGTCTGGCCAAGGCCAGCGTCGCCGATGGTCGACGGCGTGGCCATGCCCTCTGACAGAAAGTATCTGCCATGATCCCCGAACTTCCCCAGACCCTCGTACAATCGCTCGAGCGCCGCCTCGTTAGCGCCACCTCCGTTGCCACTTCGACCTTCACCGGCAGCGAACAGGTGCAGGATTGGGGCGGGGAGTGGTGGGAGTACGGGATCGAAATGGCGCGCTTGAGCGGGCGCGACGGCCGACGGTTGTCCGCTTTTATCGCCGCCTTGGGTGGCCTGCGCGGCCGGTTTCTGTTCCGCGACCCCACAATCCGGCAGTCAGGGATTGCGTATGCGCCAGTTGTGGCAGGTGGATTGCAGACGGGTACAACGCTGATCACCTCCGGCTGGCCCACCTCCAGCACCCCGCTTTTTGCCGGGGACTTCTTCTCTCTGGGTAGTGATCAGCAGACCCGGCTCTATCAGCTGACGGCCGATGTGGTGAGCGATGAAGCCGGATTGGCCGCGCTCAGCTTCGTGCCACGGCTTAGAGCCGCACCCGTCGATGGCACCCCGCTGGAAATCGCCGCTCCAACCGTCGTGCTGCGCCTGACAGCTCCAGTCCCCACCCGCATTGGGCGGGCGGACACCTTCCTCTTCACCCTCACCGCCCGGGAGGCGCTATGAGCCGTGATCTGACGCCGGATTTTGCTGCGGCGCTTGCCGCACGGGATCTGCGCCCGGTGATCTTTTACGAGGGCGCCTTTGCTTCTGGCCCGCTGCGGCTGTGGTCGGGTCTCGCAGCCATCGATTGGGCCGGACAGTCCTGGTCAGGGGCTGGCGCGCTTCTGGGCCTTGGCAGCATTGAGGAAGCCGGCTCCGTCGTGGCCTCGGGCACGGTGGTGTCTTTGTCTGGTGTGCCGCCAGATTTGGTGCAACTGGCCATTGCCGAGGCGCGGCAAGGTCTGCCGGGGAAGCTCTGGCTGGGGCTGCTGACGGAAACCGGGACCATCATCGCCGATCCGGTGCTGGCCTTTGCCGGTCGGCTCGATGTGCCCGAGATCACCGATGATGTGGAAA